AACCGCTGACCAGGCAGGTTTGACATCCACAAATCCATCGTACTGTTTAATACCTAAGGCAACAACAGCTCGAAGAACAGGTAGGTGCTTAGACCGTCCAGCCAATGACAAAGCCGTAGCTTTGATTTGCTTGTTGATATCGTCGTTTGTCAACGCTTTACCATCGACAAGGAAAGATTTGGTAGCCGCACGCATGGGTTTGGTGCCCCAAAGACATGAGCCATCCTTGTACCAAAAGAAGAACCCACTACAGAAATCGGCTGGGATAGCGTGATCGTAATCACATACCCCGGAACCGTATTCAAAAGTGAGCCCATATTTGGCCACATGGATTTGCAGTTTATCCAAATTATTCCCCATCTTGTCATAGAGATCAGCAGAAACTAGGAAGAAAAGGTCATCACCTTGGCCAAGGCCAGCCCAGTGATCCCCATCACGCATGTCGTATTCACTCACAAGATCGAGGAAATACTCAACGTGTGGTCCCGAAGAAACAAAGGTGTTCCCCAAGGAGGTGTCGTCAACACCAGAGGCAGTCTTCCCGACCGCACCAATCGCGGTGCCGCCTTTAGCAGCGGCAGCCCAAGCGATGGACGACATCATGGCAGAGTAGACATCAGGAGATGTCCCCATGGCTTTATACGCACGGAATCGGAAACGCAGTGCATTTTCATGCACAGAGGCCTCAAAAGAAGAGGCGTCGGCCCAGATAGAAACTGGGGGTCGTCCGGAACACGTGAGTCGGCGAGTGTTGGATGCCATCCACTCGCCGAGAGTTTCAGGGGATGCTCCCTGTGTATACCACATGGCACTAGCGCGGTGCCAAATTTGGTCTGCCACTAAATTGCCGAGCGGACGTACGGTCGGTCCGACGACTCCGTGAAACGCCATTCGTGGGGAAATGATGTTTCTGGGTTTGGCTTTTGAGCTGGCTTCGGCCTTAACAAAAATGGTCCATCTCCTTCCTAGATCCGAGATGTGGGAACCATGTTTACGCCAAGTAGCCATGTCAGCGTCGGTGCTTGCTTGTTTCTTAGCGTTGTAGCATTTCTTCCATTCATCGTAGGATAAAGGTACCACCTGCGGTAACTCGTCGTTCGCGGTAGAAAAAAATCTACTGCCAAACGGCGTCAGTTTCTTAGAATCAGAAGACTGATATATCCGTTCTTGAAGATGCAGCCATTGTGCCCCAACGGTGAGATCAACCGTATCCCGCGTCAATAGACGCTGGACTAGTGAATCTGCAACGTTGGAGTCGGCACCAACGTCAGGAGCGACGTAAGTGACGTTTCCTTGTGGCGTTGCCACTTCAACAGCGACATGATGCACAACCACGTCTTCCAAAGGTGCCGGGGCATCACCAACACGTAACCGACCAGAACCAGGAACAACTGTAGTTACTGGGTAAGGTCGTACGTATCCGTAAATGCGACGGTAGAGCAATGGTAGACGCAAAGATGTGCGCAGTCGTTGTAAGAGCCAGCGCCAGGGAATCAAAATGAGAGCAACCAGAAGAAAAACGGTGAAGGGGAGCAATGCCCACCAACCTGACCAGTGAAGACCACCGACCAGGCCCCACCAGCCCGCCGAAAGGACGAGCCAGCAGAACAGTAAGACAAGTTTGAGCGGCACCACCAGTGCTGCGTACTTTAACTCCAACATATCGTTATAGCGCTTAATGGAGCCTAGCCGATTCATGACGAACTGTATGTACGCCTTTTCTGAGTCAGCCAAGCTAAGCACAAGAACGAGAGGAGTCCCAAGCACGACGAAGCGGTGCAAATCGACGGGTGACATGTTGCATTTTTCCCCTTCACGACGAAGGGCGCATGCTATAGCGGACATGTCTCCACTTTTGATCGCCATGTAAGCGCGTGAGGTTGCGACTTGATACAACGGTTGGAGGGGTAGGGAGACAGTAGTCTTCCCTGTGTCCAAGTACAAGTTACTCCCAATGCGATACAAATTCCGAACTTCAAATTGAGCTGTCGTGTGAGCTTGAAGTTGGCGGCTTTGGTCCCAGCGAAGATCAAATTGCTCATTTCCACCTGTTTCGCTACCCAGGCTGAGCGAGTTTAGGCTAAACGGAACAGCGCGGCGCTGAGCTTCCGTAACCATGGTGAAGACGGTGATATGGGTACTGCCCATTGAGGTATCACCTTCCCACGCTAGGACACCATACGGGGTGTCCATACTACCAAGAGCTAGCCATGACAAATCTGAGTGCACATATGTTGACGGGGTCATTCCTGTAACATGCATCGTAACTTGACCAGCATTCCGCTCATAAGAAGCTTCACCGGCACTGAAGGTGCCAGCAGCATGAGGGAAAACGTGGTGAGCTGCGACGAGTACATGGTTCCCGTTAGACAACACCTGGGCGATTAGTTCAGGGCTGAGGTAGTAAAGTGAATGGATCGATAGGTACCCACGGACATTAGGTACACAATCACAGGTCTCCACTCGATGGTTGCAGTAATTATGGCAACCTTTGCGTCTTTTCTCGCGTAAAATATCACGCGTATCTAGTAGCGGGCAACAAGACCAGACGTTATCACGATGGAACTCGCGATGGCGAACTGGGTTGCCACCAATGTCCACGAATTTGCCAGTGGCATTTTCGGG